TCTTCTTTGCGGTGGCAGCATAGTATCTGACTATGGCGTAGATCATCAGAGATTTCCCACTACCCGTAGGAGAAAGTAACAACTTACGATTATTTTTTATAGCCTCGTATACTGCTTTATATTGGTAGGTACGAGGTTTTATATTGCATACCTTATCCATAAAGTGTTTAACACCAGCAGGTGATACAAACTTATTCTCTTCATGTATATCACCATACCATTCATCCTTCTCGTATTCTATATGGTATTGTTTTTCATGTGCCCATGTATGAAGATGATCTGTTAGACCATGATACAATGCACCAGTGGCAGGTGAATATAATTGTATAGTACCATCCCAGTGTCTATACCTAGGATTCTTTTTTAAATATTTTGCTTCGGGAACTTCAAATGTAAAGTAATCTGCTAGTTCCCTATGAACATATTCTTCGGGAGAATGAATAGTTACATAAACTTCATTCTTCTTTTTGACTAGGAGGTGTGTCATTACTGTCCATTGATAAATTTCTCCCACTCAATAGCACTCTTGACTTGGAACCCTCTATTTGATATTTGTTTCATTACCTGATCTAACCAGTAAAGCATTTGATCTAGGTATTTAATTTTCGCTTCTAGGTTAATGATTTCATCATCAGACTCTAGATATACTTTCATCTTTTCAGATGTCTTAATACTATTGCCAAAAGGTTTTTCGGCATATACTCTTGCGTCAGCTTCTCCTCCATAGTACTCACGCTTTTCTTTTACAAGTTTGCGAACTTCAAATTCAAGTGAGGTTTTAATCTGAGATATATCGGTATAGTGGTTTAAGTATTTATTATGGCAGAAAGGAATGTCAAGTGCGATCTGTCCTAGGTCAGCACTGTATTGTTTATTTTTAAATTGAAAATCTACGTGACTATCTTCTGTCCACTCTGTTCTTAGTTTTTCAAATTTATTACGAAGGGTTTCAAAATTCATTCAAATGGTCTCATTCTTTCATCAAGTATATCGTACTTCTCATACTTAAACGTAACGTCAGCAAGTAGGTAGTCTATATCTCCTACTGTAGCATCAAACGGTACTCCTGACAAGCTTACTGGAAATAAATTTGTAAATTCTACTACGTGATTTACATTGGAATGAGAGGTAAGAATAAATAACCTACCACTAGAATATAAATCTGGAGTGCCTTCAGCAGTTTTAGAATCAGCAAGTCCATAAGTTCTGATCCAATTATGAATAGAGTAATAATTTTTTAACTCTTCGTCTATCATAAAACGAACAGATAGATCACCAAATGATACTCCACCACTAGGAGCAATAGGTACACCTCTGAAGGGTGTTTGTACCTCAGCAAATGGCATGGATATATCTGGTATGGAAGCGGACTGACAGAAAAAATCTACACCATGAAATAACTGTAGATCTAATTTAAAACCTACAGGTATCAAAAAATTTCTATTCTTTGGTTGCTCGTTATACCAAGTGGCAGCCATGATTACTTCCTAGTTATTATTATTTAGTGTACCACCAGTAAGGACCTTCGCCAGGACCTCCTGTATAATCATCGTCATCATCATCCCACGTAATATTAATGTTTGGTGGTCTTCTTTTCTTCCAAGTCTTTACTGTAATAATTGTAGCAACTGTTGCAGCAGATACTATGGGTGAAGCAAAGAGTAGTATCTTTTGTAACATCAGCTCCAGTATTCGTCTAATATGTCTAGTACATTATTTAGTATCATTTGTGCAGCTGCTCTTTCGTTTTCATCCCAATGTGGATACCATTGATGTTTATGTAATCCGTCTTTCATACGCATTATCTTAGCAGTCATTTGCACTTTATCCAATCTACCATTCATATCATACTAGAGTTTGTATTATTATATCATGCCTAATAAAAAAAGGGAACCCGTAGGTTCCCTTTTGATAACATATGTAGTCTGTATTACATAAGGTTCGCAACACGAACACGTCTGTAGTACTGGTTAAGACCTGCACCGAGTGCTTCAGCATCAGGTGTACCGTTCGCTTTAACAACGAATGGGTTAGCAACCATACCATAACGTGTCTTAAATCCAATTTTTGGCTGGAATGTGTCAGGACCAATTGATCTGACCATTTGTAGGGGAACGTAAGGACAATAGAAGAGTCCAGCGTCATAAGGTGATGTACCTTTGTATCCTACAACGTAGTAGTGAGTGTCACTTACGTTAGCAGAGAAAGGATCAACAAATACCTTAATACGTCCGTTGATTGTTCCAACAAGTAGATTACCTGTGTCATCAACTTCACCGATGGAAGGACCACCAGCACCAGTTAAACCAGAAGAGTAGTCTAGAGTACCAGACATAGCAAGAGCACTAGCAACATCAGCAGATGTGATGATGAAGTTACCCTTTCCTCTACGAGTTTGCTGTGCGATTGCGTTAGCATCTCTTTCTACTTGGAACATCAGTCCTTTGAATTTTTCAACTGACCATCTTCCATTTGAATCAACGTCAAGGTCAAATACACCTTGGTTTGCTACGTTGTTCTGTGCTCCAGACTTAGCAACTGTGTAAACAGTTCTAACAACTTCTCTGTTGATTTCAGCAAGGATCTCACTAGACAAGATGTTAGCAAGTTCTTGCTCGGCATCTAATCCGTGGATTGCTTTCAAGTCTTGAGCGAGTTCTAATGTGTACTCAGCTTTTAGAGCTCTGGACTGTGCAGTCACAGAAGTCTTCTCAATGCTGAATGACATTTCTCTGAAGAGCTTTCCGCTTTCTCCTAAAGCTTCAGCATCTTCTCTTGCCATTGGCTTCTCACCACGTGCATAGTTACCAGCAGTTGTACCACCACCAGTAGCATCGTTAAGAAGACCTGGGTTAGAACCTGCAACAGGGTTTGCTGTATCGTATGCCTTTGCAGTTGCATCAAATCCAGCAGAGAAGTCGTTGTCAGGCTCATTGAATAGAGCTTCTGTTCCGTCTCTTCCTTCAAAGTGTGACTTCATTGCAAAGATAAGACCTGTAGGTCCTGACATTGGTTGTACACCGCAGATGTCGTATGCAACGAGGTTAGGCATAGCACGACGGATCAAGCTGATTAGAACAGGGTCAAATCCAGCTAGTCCACCTGTTTGTGTGGTTAAACCACTACCAGATAAACCACTAGCACCAATAGCACCAGCTACGTTTCCAGCAGCACCACCAGCTTCGTTAATCATTCCACGCTCTTCACGTAGGAATCTTTCTTGGTTTTCTAACAGAACAGCAGTAACTGCCTTTTTATAATTGTCTTTGATAGGCTCAGTGCCTTCGTGACTAAGAACAGGGTTCCACTTTTCTGTCAGAGCTTGTGCGTTAAACATTTGTTTAATTGCTCCGAATTTAAAGTTAGTTAGTATAATTTATTTCCAACGAGCGAGTGCAGCAGTGTACGCATCCATTGCTGGAGTTGTTACTGTTGTGTCTGCTCCCTCAACTGGAGTTTCATCAGCAACTTCTGAAGTTGCAGGTGCAGCTTTCTTTTCTGAGAAGTATGCTTCCTTGAAGGTTGTTACCTTCTTAGTGAAGTCTTCTTCAGATACGAAGTCAACTGCTTCAGCAAGTTTGCTGAGTTTGTCCTTCTGAGTATCTGCCAATCCTTCTGACACAGTAGCCAGAATAGTAGTTCTTGCAGACTCATTTAGACGAGCTTGAAGTTTCACATTGGACTTGACCTGTTCGTCTAGTCTTTCTTCCATCTCACGAATTGATTCAGCCATACCTTCTACCACATCCACTTTCTCGTCTGGGATAGAAATGTAGTGCTCTTCAAAGAGACTCTTAAGACCTATCATAAAGTCTTCAGTAATCTCATTCTTTATACCACGATCAACAGCTAATTGATTCTCTTCAAGCCATTGAGTCACGGCGTAGTTTACAGTTCCGTTAACTTCTTCTGCGAGTTCTGACTGAGCAGCAAATATCTTCTCAGCAGCTTCGTTAGCGAAATGTTCTACAATCTTGTCATACTCTTCAGAAAGTTTTGCTTTGATAGCAGCTTCAAAGATAGTTGTTGCTTTCTCGGCAAACTCTTCAGAGAGTTCTGTTCCCTCAAGGAGGGCGTTTACATCGTCAGATACATCCACAGATTCAAACGATGGTTTAATTGGATACTTCACATCAGGACCTTTAGAGGTTGCGTATGCAACTTCAGCACCTAGGGAATTAGGACCTGCTTCGTCACCTGGCTTTCCGCTAGTTGATGTTACACTGCTGTCCTGTGATACAGGAGCAGATGCTTTAGCACCAGGATTATCTTCACCTTCACCTTTAGCAGCATGTAAAGGAGGAGATTGAGATCCACCAAGATCGTTTCTTGATTGTCCGCTAGCTACAGCCTCTGGAACTTTAGGATCAGAACCAGATGGTTCATCCTTTCCGCTTGACTTCTGCTGTGGGTCACCCGAAACTTGAGTTGGTTCGGAACCAGTACCAGGAATTACAGTTGCTGTAACTGTTGGCATCGGATCCTGATATTCTTTGAGAACATCAGCCTGCTCTGTGGCGAATTCCTCAAACTTTTCGTTTAATGTATTTGACATCGTAAGTCTTCCCTGAAATTACTGTGAATAATCTATGTTTATTTAGTTAATTACAAACCTGAAAGGAAATCTTCAAACACTCTCAGTGTTCTTTCCTCTAAATTTTTGCGTGTTGCATTGTTCATGTAACTCTGATATTTAGCAACTTTAGTCTCCTTTAGTATGCCATTATCCCAAGCCCACTCTTTACCTTCCATGATACCATTGACAAAAGCATCAGGTGCGGAAGGATCAGCAACTATGTCAGCAGCAGTTGCTAACATGAAATCATCCATGACGACATTAACGTCTTCACGTTTGTCAATAGAACCCATACCTCTAGATGAAACACCTAATTTTACACCCTCACCTAGTAGAGATGATGCAATTTTACCCATCGGAGTATCTAGGATTTGTGCTTTACCTCTAAAGTTTGTACCATCTTCTTCAAGAGATACAATTCTATGAGAAACTCTATCCAAATTGACTGTAGGTCCGTCTGGATGTCCCAACTCACCAAGAGCACGTGATGTTTTAATGTACTCTTCGTTGTAACGATTGACTTCTTTCTGTAGAACTGAGAATGGATACATACGTCCATTACGGTTCTTTAGTTCTGATTGAAGAAATACTCCTTCTATGTACAATTTTTTACTATCACCTTTACCTTCGGTGATTACTTGCACATCTTCAATCGTTTCCGTTATCAGTTTCATCGGGCGTTTCCTCTGTGGGTTCGTTAAAGTATGTTGCTGCTACTGTTTTTTTATATTGATCAACAGCGTCACTTGATCTTGCGTAAAGCAAATCTTGAAGTTTGTCAATAGCATCTGCACGTTTGTTATCAGCTATGGCTGATACAACATCCATTACTTCAGCTTCGGGATTTGCTTGATCAGTTTTGTTCTCTTCAGACATAATAATTAATTATTTAGTATTACTTGTAGGTGCAGGTTGAGATTTTGCCATTTGAAGTTGCTTCTTATGAGCATCATCCGCAGCTGCTTGGTCAAGTGCTGCTTGGTTATCTGCTTGCTGTGACTGGATTTCTGGAGCATACGCTGTATTCATACGATCCATCTGATCTAGTTGAGTCACATCAATAGGATCCATAGCAAGACCTTGATCAATCTCTTTCTGCATTTGCTTGTCAATCTCTTTATACTCTTTCTCAGATTGTTCAAGAATATGTTTGCGGATATATTCAATTGAATAATATTTACCAACAAATACATCCATTTGAGTTGCAAGTTGAATGCGTTGAGTCATTAACTCCTTCTCTTTTAATTCATTGAAATGATTATCAAAGAGGAAGTCATACTGTATATGCTCTTTCATCTCATCCCAATCTTCAGGAGATATGACTCCTTTCAGGATAAGTTGAGTCTTAAGTATATCGTGAAATAATTCTCCAAACCTTTTACGTAAACGTCCAATGAATTTCGTGAACTTAAGTTCGTCACGGAGGACTTCAGTTGTTTTTCCAAGATTGAATCCTTTGTTATCATCTGTAAGACGACTAGGTGGTAAATTAAGTGAGTTATATAACTTTTTCTTAAAGTACTCAACATCCTTAAGCTCACCAAGATTTTGTCCAGCTGGTAAAGTAGTAATTTCAGTTCCACGACCTCCTTCTCTTCTAGGTAACCAGAAATCCTCAAGCATACTCATATGCTTTTTATCATCACGGATCTCACCAGTGCTTGCATCGTAAACTAACTTGTTACGATAACGTGCCATTACATCACGTAAGTATTGTTCTGCCTTTACTTTTGGAAGATTACCTACATC